ATTGAGGAAGTCATTCGGGTACGTATTCGACGACATGGGGTACTACTTCGACGCACGTAACCCGTCGCGCCTAGAAACCTTCTTAAACAGTGAAGAGTCGAAGCTATCGGAAAGAGAGTCCGATCGAGCCCGCACTCTGATAGAGAAGATCATCCTAAACGGCATTACCAAATACAACTATCGCCCGCCATCACCGCCCAGCAGCTTCGTCTTCCCTTCCAACGGCGTGCTTTTGGTTGATCAAAAGTCTAACGATGCAAGCATTGAATTTGGCGCAGCATCGGAAAAAACATTCGAGTTGATGATTCAGGCTGCGATACAAGAAAATCCCGACGCTCCTATCTTCCTAAAGCTCCATCCCGACAATAGAGGAAGAAACCGTCACACCTTCGATGGCAGGGTGTCATTGCTCCCAGACGAATGCAAATTGACAGGCGCACTTGATCAGTGCGCAAAGCTATACGTTGTGACGTCTCAGGTGGGCTTTGAGGGCGTACTCCGCGGGAAGGAAGTGCATGTATTTGGCCTTCCTTTCTATTCTGGCTGGGGGCTCACTCATGACAGGCAACGTCTTCCGAGAAGGGCACGGGCGCTCTCTGTAGAAGAACTTTTCCACGCGGCATGTATCCGTCAGTCGATTTACGTTGATCCACGGACAGGGAAGCTGATCGATTTGGAAGATGCACTAGATTTCATACTTGAAATGCGTGACGGTGTCCGGATGCCCTCAATCACCGCTGCATGAAAGAGAGTAATATGGAAAACACGCCGCGCCTACGCTACCTCGACGACAGTGACGAATTAGACAGCGACAATGAGGAAGCCGGCGAGGAATTGGAGCCTGCTGAGACAGAAGCCGACCTTGAGTATCGTCCGGAAGAATCGTTCCAGCACCGTGAAAAGGTGGTTACCACCTACGATGAGTGGGAGAGGCTGGAATGGGACATCGACCACCCCCAGCTCGATCATTCAGCACCTACACCAGAAGGCGACCCGCCCCACGGAAGTTGATTGGCGCGAATACCAAGTCAATCTATATCACCTAGCACTTCGTTGAAGCGTTCCGTTTAGTTTGTCTTCCCAGATCGAAGCGGAACGCCAAAGCGCCTTTCGCTACTTCGGTAACATCAACAGTTAGACCGCAACGCCAATATGTGCCAGTGCGTTTCGCAACTGTGTCGCCATCGTGGAAAGCTCCACATCGTCTATATATCGACTGAACATAGCGACAGCCGCAATATCCGCCTCACCTGTCCAGCTGCTGCTGTAAGAACTTCCGATCCGGAAGTCTCCAGCAGCTAGAACGCGATTGGTCGTGTAGTTGCCGGCTCCAGCGATGTCTTCCGACAGGTTGTCCCTCTGAGACCGGTTGGCGCGACTGCGAGAGGCCACCAGTTTCCACATACTCGCCGATGTGATGGAAAGAGGCGCACCACCAGACGTCACAGTAGTTTGTGTTCCGTCTGTGTAACGGGAGGCGCTCATCGTGATACTTGAGGCAGAGTTGCAATAGATGCTGGCACCGGATAGACCGGAGGAGACATAGCCAGCAGCAGACCCGGATCCGAAGTTGCTCACATACATGGGCGAGTGCTGGCTATCCGCCAATGTATCGACCGTTTTGACAGCCGCAATATGGGTGAATTCAACGCTGTCAGAGATGTCCGTCTGAAAGAAGTTCGACAGGCCTTTGAAGCGCAGGAAGAGGCCTTGGTCCGAAGGCGCTCCAAAGACCTCTGCATCGACGCCGCCCACGGCCAGGTTACGGCGACTTTCACGGACTCCTCGGTTGAAGAACCAAAGCCCCACAAGATTGGCGGTAACTGCGGCGTCAAACCCCACCGCGCTCGATGAAAAATCGGCCCCGGTAACCAGAATGTTTGTACCCATCGAAAAGCTCCTTAAGAGGGATTAGAGAAGTCCTTGTGCCGCGCCGGCTGCAGCTGCGGCCAGGATCTCAGCGACAGTGGTGATGTTGTACCGGTAGAGGTGGACGGCGTCAGACAGAGGGGCTGTCTGGACACCCAGATCAGACGTTGCGCCGGCACTGAGTGAAAAACCGACTTCCTGAGAGGCCATTGCCCAGATCGGTATCAGTCGAACATCGGCCGAAGCCTGCTGTCGTACGAATGCGATCGTCCGAGAGAGCACTTCAACATACTCATCCCAGCGGCTGTCTCGATCGGAAGATCGAGAGATTGGCGGAAACCAGATGATGATCTTTGTGCCGGGCCTGGCCGACTGAATTTGCGAGCAGATGATGGTCAGCCCATCGGTGATAGCAGGTCCCAGATCAGGGCTGTCGAGATCGCGGACGTCGTTTGTGCCGAGCCCAATGAAAACGAGATCTGGAGTGGGGAGCGAAAACCGGCTTAGGTAAAAGTCGAAGTCGAAGACGTGCCCGTTGCGTATGACAGACGGATCATCTCCTCCGGATGATACCCGCAAGAAAGGGTTTTGCGGCCATTTCGCCGCCTTGTCGGCGCTCATATAGGCTGCTTCGTCACCGGGAGCGACAATGGTGACGCGGTCTATGATGGAATAGGTGAAGTCTCCAAACTGCCAGCCCTCACGCGCCTCGCCTAGGGGGCCTGTGGCGTCCGAGCTGATCTTGTCAATTCCGGACGCATTCAGTGTGCCGATCAAGCTCAGGTCATAGCCGTTGAAAGCACTAAGTGCCTCGACATAAGCCGCGAGCTGACGGTTCGTGATGCTGTCCCCAATCATAAGCACGGAAGCCGTGTTCAAAGATCCGGGCGCTACGGGAACCGTTACGACCGAGAGTTCCACCTGATGGCGCAGGTCCGAGGAAACTTCACTCAGCCTTGTCTGGAGATACCCAGTGGGGCCACTCTTTCTGAGGTCCAAGACGAGATCATCGTCTCCAAGCCGACTATAGGCGGATCGTGTCCCGTCGATCGCCGCTTCGCTGTAGAATGTGCCGCGATAGCGGGATACGTCGCTTCGGTCGGTCATCACATTGCGGATGTAGAGATGCGTCTCAGCACCCTCAAATGCGACGAGCGTTCCACCGATCAAAGGCGAAGCGCTGAACCCTTCGTTGAAGGCTACGTCAGCTTCAGAAGATAACCCTTTCGCCTTAAGACCATTGGCAGTGAGCGACAGAGACTTGAAACCAAGAGGGTCGGTCACCGCGAGAAACTCATCATCCGAGCGAGTATCGTTCAGCTCATAGGTGCGATCTTCCTCCAAGGTTCTCAGCGCGCCGGTATCATCAATCTGAGCGCCGATGAAGCCGAGTTCGTCCACGAAATTCGCCCCTGGGCTTGAGCTCCTCTTGACCAGAACTTCGCCAACCCTCTTCCATCCGGTGGGCGAAGAACTCCACGAGTATTCGCCTGTGTTGCCAACCGTCTCACCCGTCATCGGATCGACATGAGTTCCGGTATCTGGCCCCGTGACGCGGCCCGGTTGGCCGTTCCTGGTTCCGTTGATCGAGGCCAGCTCAGTCCACGTCTCGTTCTGGACGAGTCCTTCGGCGGCAGCCTCGATCTCCTGTCGAACAACACCTAGCTCCGCATTCACCTCAGAGCGGACAATATCGAACTCACGCTCGACTTCCGTCCCCCATACACCGACTTCCTGCTCAGGAATCGCGCGCGCATTGCCGTTCTCGTCTGCAGATGCAAAAATCTGCTGGGCCCGCTTCGTGAAGACGCTCATTCATTCGTTCCTTGATGTTCTGGATAGGGTGCTAGGAGCCGGGGATCATGACGGCGAATTCGCGGTATGCGCCGGCCGTGCCATCGCTCACGAGAGTCTGAAGGCGCCACTCGACTTCCCCACCGCTGGCCGTGACGCCCTGGCTGTCGGTGAATGTCAGGGTCTGCCGGGTGCGGGCATTCTGCTGCGAGATGTTCTCCCAGCTGCTCCAGGTGCCGAGAGCGTAGGTACGCCAGCGGCGCTGCAGTTTGATCGCGACGGCGCGCAACTCATCGGCGCGCACTACGACGCTAAGTTCTCCGGTCGTGCCGGAGTAGCCGACATCACCGCTGACGTGCGTCGGCGCCCCCGGAGCAGAGTTGTCGACGCTGACTACCGTATTCAGCAGGTCCGAGAAGTGGCTCCCCTCGTCGCCCTTGAAGACGCGCACGCGGGTATCAATCGTCTGTCCTTCGAAGTTGCCGGGCTCGTAGGCCAGGTAAGCTGAACTCTGGGACGGGTACTCCGTCATGCCCATCCAACTGTTCGGCAGCCCGCCGCTATAGGTTCGGTAGGCAGCTTCCGTGACGTCATACTCCTGCCCCGGCAGGTTGAAGCCGATCCGCATCTCCTGGCTTCCGTTAGGATACGTGACCTGCAACGCCGCATAGGGCGCGTCCGGCGTCTCCATGTCCGTCTCATAGCCCAGCTCCGGCACGACATCCGGAGCCGGGGCTTCGTCGACTGCAGGATTCCAAGCCGTAAGCGCCGGCCAGACAACGAACGGGATCTCTACCGAGCCATTTTCATCGTCTACCCGCGGGGCCTCGATCCGCACCGTCTCGACGTCGAGGAGATCCGGTTCGGTGATCTGCGCATAAAGCAACCCCCAGGCCGCGAGCCCGACCATATTAGTGACCATCGTCCCGCGATCGGCGCGGGCAAGCGCGAACATGCGGCGAGCAATTCGCTGCGCCTGAGAGGCAGAGGGGCAGAACGGCAGCTCGATATCGAAATACTTCGGGCCGTACTTCTCCACCTCCTCGTTGATCCGCGCCCAGGCGATCCCGTCGAGATTGATTTCTGTGATTTCGTAGAGCCGCTCCGGCGAGTAGTATTTGACCCGGCAGATGTTCGGCCGCTCGACAGCCTCCGGCCCGGCAGCCCAGGAATAGTCGTAGATGTCCTCCGGCGTGAACGCGATCTCCGGCGTCACCACGTCATCGATAAATTCGAAATAGATCAGCCCGCTTTCGTCCAGCCGGATCTCGAGTCCTGCGGAGTCGAGGAACTGCTGCATGGTCTGGCCACGCTCGCTTTCCCATGCCCACATGCCCCAAAGGCGAGAGCGCTTCTCCGTCCCCGTCTTGGTTGGGACAAGAACGTCCGCAGCATCGGCAGTCTCTGCAATCTTTGCCCAGTTGAAGCGGGCAAAGGTGAAGGCGGGATCGCGCCGCAGCACATGAGCACAAATGATCGGACCATTCTCGGACCACGCCGTCAGTCCGGAGCGAGGATCATAGATCAGCGACCCGCGGGCAACGATTTCCCCATCCATGGACGACGGGTTCTGGTAGAGGCTGAGATACTTCTCCTCCGCCAGTCCAGGGTTGTAGAACAACAGCTGCGACTGCGCGATACCCCGAACCTGATGCGCCGGCGTCCACAGTGATGGGAAGAGCGACATGAGCCCTGCCCACGCGGTCTCCGCACCCGTGCCCATCTTTGTCTGCCAGTTGGCCCACGAGCCGCCGGGGCGTGCCCATGGTGGCGACGAGACGTCACCGTTCGGCTCCACCGTGACTTCGCGTTGCCCGAGGTAGTAGGCTTCGATCGCGTCGATCGGCCCCTGGAAATGACAGATCAATCGGGCGCGAGTGCTGCCGTCCGTATTGCCGAAGGCCTTCAGACCGCCGCCACGCCCACGGCCGACGAGTTCAATGACGGAGCTTTCGCCGGTCTCAAAATTGCTCTTCATGTCGGACGGCTTCACCGCCCCGCCCTGGCGCTGCCTTCCCATCATTGATAGCGCCAAGCCGCCACCTACCACGATGGCATTGGCCGCAATGGTTGCCAGCGTTCCGGTAAGCGCGGCGGAAATCGCCGTGCTGGACAGCAGGAAGCCATGAATGGCCGTCGCAATGGCCGACATGGGATCGGCAAAGGCATCCGCCGTCATGGCAGCGTAGGAGGCGCTGCAGGTCAGCAAGAGCTTTGTCAGCTTCATCGGATGGCCCAGGCCTTCAGGACGGTGTTCTGGCGTGGATGCAGGATGCGATACCCTTGCGGCTCGGCACGCCATGCGAAATAGCCGCCGTCGAGGAAGATGCCGCCGGCCTCACCATGCAGATGGCTTTCGATCACGCCGACGTCGCCAGCCTCCGGTGCGCCGGTCTCGAACAGATGCCCGTCGAGCACCTGGTCCCACAGCGCAACCAGCGAGCCTGCGTTCTCCATCAGCGCATGCGCTTTCTCGCGGCTCTCCCACTTCGGGATGGTGAGCGTGACGCCCCTCGCCTGCTCGATCCACCGCGCCGGCCACATGGTGCAATCACTCTCACCCCAGACCATGGGCGCATCAACGGTCTTGGCAAGGTATGCCTTCAGCTGCTCTTCGATCATGCTTTGATGATCTCCGTCACCTTGACGCCGACGTATTTGAGGCCTTTGTCGCCGGGGTAGCGCCGCTGCTGGTCGGCCGTCGTCCATTGGCCACCGAACGGGTAGTTCTGGCTCTGCCATAGCGTTTCGATCGTGAAGGACACGGTGCGAACGCCGATGCCCTGGCTCTGCCGCTTGGGCGCGGAGAGATAGCCCGGAAACAGCTTCTTCAGCCCACCCGACCAAACCTCTTGCGTCTCCTGGTCGAAGGCGCACCAGTAGATGTCGGCCAGCGCGCCCTCGATCTGCCGCGCCTGGTCCTTCACTGATCGGATGAAATCAACGTTGACGCCCGAGAGGACGATATCGACCTTCGCCGCCTGCCCAAAGCGCGGATCCTCGACAGCCGACATGGAAACGAGCTGCTGGCCGGCAGGATCGGAGACGCCGCGCCATTCATGCCCACCGACCGTCTTGCGCCCAACCCCGTTGTGCAGCCGCCATACCCCGGACGGCAGATGCAGCTCAGCGAACCAGGCACGGGCAATGTGCGGGCGCCGCAGGAACGCCCGGTCTTCTTCGGTGAAGAGTGCCATGATCAGCCGTTAGCCTGTTCCCACGCAGAGACTTCCGCACGGTGCTGCGCCACGAGCTCGGAAACGGTCATCTGCATCTCCGCCTTCTCCTCGCCAGTAAGATCATCGTCCCGCCGATCGTCGGGAAACAGTGCCCGGTTCAGCTCGCCGGCATGCAGCCGCGCGAGCTCGATTCGCTTCATGGCCTTGATGGTGTCGAGACGGTCGGTCATGAGGTAAAATAGTCCCTGATGTCGTAATCCATGACTTCGATCATCCGCACCATGGCGCCCATGGTGTGAGACTGCTCTTCAGTCGGGTACTCGAGATCCTGAGCCATTAGGCGAAGTGCCAGCGTGGGGTACAGCGTGGCATAGTCGTCGGCCGTGATCGCCTTTCTTAACGGGGGCCATATCCGATACTCACCAGGAGCGATGACTTCGGTGACTTGGTAGAGCCCGAAGTGGAAAGGAAAGAAGCCGATACGGTCCCCCCATTTGAGAGCATGCCCCCAAAACTCGCTGCCTAGATTGATAATTGTTGCATCGAAGGCCGAAGCTTCCACCACGGCGACGTTCGGATAGGTGAAGCTCCATCGGAATCCATTCGACCAAGGCATACCGTTAGACCATGATGGGCCCCCAGCGCTTCCGGAGACGCCCGCTCTGGATCGCGGCATAAGATCACGATCTGTCATCTGCCAGCGAGTTGCATTCGCCCCTTTGTGCTGCGCAGCGAGCCATCCGCGGAAGTGACGGTATTCCTCACCCTCCATCGGCTTGAATACGAACTCCCACACCCATCCGCCAAAGGCTGAGGCAACACTCTGTGTGAAGTTGCCAATGGAGGTGGATTGGCTACCAGAGATTGCTTCTGGCCCGGCTATCGGCTTTTGAGACATGAGTGGGATATCAACGAATGGCGTCAGGCGTGGCATCAGGCGCGAACCTTCCGTGTCTCACGAGCCTTAGTGCGCTCATCGATCGTCTTGCCGATATTGCGGCTGATCTGCTTGTCTCGGGCGTCAAGCATCCGGGCGAACTCTTGGCGCATCTGCTCGTTGGTTCCCCCTCCATTGAAGACGAAGGTCGAGCCGCCGATCGAGATGTTGCTGTTGGATGGTGCAGGCGCGGGCATAGTCGGAGTGACATATCCGCCAGAGGCGTAGCCCTTCGCGGCTTTGTGCGCACGGTCCAGGTTGCCAACGCCGATACGAGCCGTCGCCTTCTTTGAGAAAACGTACTCTCCCTTGTGGACAATGCCTGCCGCCTGGTGGGCAGCACCATTGCCTGTATAGCCGCCGGAGGCGAAGCCCAGGAGGCCCTTCAGAAGTCCCCCAAACAAGCCCCCGCCAAACAAGCCACCGCCTCCGTTGGCAACAGCCACTTGGTCGAGGTACTTCAGCAAGGCCTGCCCTGCCTGCATGAGCGCATTACGCCATGACAATGACTTGTCTACCAGCCCCTTCAGTATCCCGCCGAACCCTTCGCCCAGAGACTGCTTGGCGTTCTCTACCGCCTGCTTCGTCTTCTCCCATGCCGCTTGTGCCTTCTTTGCGGCAGCATCCAGCGCATCACCTGCGCCCTTCCCGCCCTTGCCTGCCTTTTTGGCCTCGCCGTCAACAGCAGTAAGGCTGCTGGCAAGCTCTCTCAGTTTGGATGACGCTGCGGATGCTCCTCTGGTTATGGCTTCGCCAAAACCTCCGACGTAATCGCGGCTCATGGCGCTGGACATAGCGGCGCCCATTGTCGACTCCACCTCATCGGCGACGCCAGCGTAGGGGTTGCCGACGCGGCCAAGGCTCACGGTGCCGATGGAGCCGATGTTGATCCCCTCGCCCACGCCGAAAGGCAAAGACTTCAACATGCCATCAATGCTCTGGATGTAGCCGTTGATGGCCGTCGAGACGCTGTTGATCATGTTCTCGACGCCAGTGATAACGGCATTGGCCGTGGACATCACAATGTCGCCAAGCGCGGCCGGAAGTTTTGCCCACGTAGCCTTGATGCCCTCGTAGCCGCCGACGAAAGCTCCGATTACCGCGTTGATGCCATTCTTTGCGTCGGCGACGATGTCTCGCCCGAAGATGCCGGCCAGTTCGTCACGGAAGATGTTCGCAGCGGCTACAGCAGCCGTGATCCCGGCGACGAAGGCAATGGCAGGATTGGCAGCGGCAAAGGATGCCGCCAGACCCAACGCCGCGACCGACAAACGGCCAAGGAGCGCGATCAACTGCACCGTGCCGCCGATGATCGCAGGAGCGTAGAGAAGCGCCAAACCAGCCGCAGCGGCCGCAGCATAGGGAGCGATAGCTTCAAGAGTGTTGGAAACCAGGGTAAGGGACGACGCGGCCAACCTTGACCAATCCACCATCTGAAGGCCCGCCGCGGCCAGGGCTACGACGCCGATGGTCACGAGGGATACGGGGGAGAGAACGGATAGGAACGCGGCTCCAAGTGCTTTGACCGCACCAGCCGCGCCCATAGGACCAAGCACGGCACTGATCTGCGTACCCTGCTGCAGAGCGATCTGCAGAGGGTTCATTGCCATCGCGGCAGAAACGCCGATGTCTTGGAACTGTGCGGCCAGGTTTCCCACGTTCATCGAGGCGGCACCAAGCCCGCGCACGTTCTGGTTTGCAGCGGTGGCGTGAAGCCGCATAGCGCCGGCCGCTTTTGTAGCTGCAGCAGCTTCAGCGTTGAGAGCGGTTGCCGTCTCCTGTGCTGCACGAGAGGCCATAGCCCCAGCCTTCGACGAAGACGGGCCAATTCCTTCGACGGCTGCCTCTGCACGCTTTGCAGCGCCAGACAGCTTGTCGAGAGAGCGAGACGCGTCATCAACGCCCTTCGCCCTCGCCTCAATCCCAAGGGTGGCAAGCTCAGCCATTTGGCACCTGTTCTCGTTTCACTACGCGCCGGTTCTTCGCCGCCGCCCGGATGCGCTGTTTGGATTCCGCCACGTCCGCCTCAGTCGCCTCCGCCCTCTTGTGGCCGCCGGTCTTGTTGATGACCGAAAGTACCACGGCATCGATGCGCCGGATGATAGAAAGCTCCCACGGCGAGATGACAGCCCCCGCCAACCGGCAGAAGCTCTCGATCTCGCTGTAGGTGATGGGATTGGCCGAAAGGCCTGACTGGCGGGTGTTGTGTAGTTCGATGAACCATCCCCAGATGTGGAGCCCGAATTCAGGCTCCTCTGGTGGCGGGTCATTCCTGCGGCGAGGAAGGAAGAACGCGGTCGCGTAGGCGATCAGGCCTTCTGCGACCGCTTCGTAAAATTCGCGTCCTCGTCAGCCGCAGCGTCAACCTGCTCTGCGATGAAGAAGTAGCGAGGATCGGAGATGATCTTCATCACCTCCTCAGGCGTGGCCGGTACAGCTTGGCCGCCCCGGGTCATATTCCAGGAGATCACGGATGCCGCGACGATTTCGTTCGTCCGCTCCTCGACCTCTTCCACAGTCCCGATTTTCTTCGGGTTCTTCCGGTTCTCACGGATGGCAGCATTCGCCAGCTTGCGCTGGATCCTCTTCACCCGCTCCGACCGATAGGAAGCCACCTCGATCTCCAGCCCCGTCTTCTCGCGAGAGACAGGGTGGATGATCTCAACGGTGAAGGTGTCTTCGAAGTCGAACGAGACTTCCTGCTCGAATTTCTCGAGGTCGAACATGGGCACTCCTTACGGCGTGAGATCGGCAGGCTCGACGGTCAGGATCTCGGTGTTGATCCCGATTGCGAAGGTGCGGCGCAAGACATTGTCGCCGGCTCCGATTTGCTTCCGAGCGGACATGACCAGGCCGCGGAAGTAGTCGACGCTGTTGGAGAAGTCGGCGCTCGGTGCATCTTCGTATTCGACCTTGAAGTTGTAGAGGAACTTCGTCTGCTCGGCCGCACGAAGAGCAATTTGGCCCGGGTCAAGCGGGTCATCGCCGACGACAAGAGAGATGGTTCCGGCATCACGGGCGCCCTTAAGGTGGCGAACGCGGCCATCACTGAGGGACTGGAAGGTGACATCAGCGGATTCATCACCGATCTCGCCGCCGTCCTCGACTTCCCCGATCGGAACCCATGTCAGGGCATCGAACGCGGCAATGGCCGTGGCATCCGAAGTGTAGTCGATGGAGGTCGTGCCCCCGATGTAATACTTGGCGCCGGTCGCCGTGGTAATAGCCATCGGTGTGCTCCTTTATGGCTGGTAGGTTTCGTATTCGATCGTGACAGGGACCGTCACCGAGCCATTCTGAGGCGGCTGCGGGATGGCATAAGGCTTGCGGTAGATCTTCAGCCGGACGCCGCTCTGATCGAGGATGAGGCCAAGCGGGAAGTGCGCGATGATCTGGTCTGCGAATTGGAGAGGCTTCACCATGCCCGCGCCATCCCGGTGGTGAACGGTCACCTGGAAGATGCCCCTATGCTGCTGGTGGCCGGGCGAGAGGGTACGCGTCACCGTCCGGTTCGGCAGAAAGAAGATCTCAAGGTATTCCTTCGGCTTCGTCACCCCATCGGGCGGGAACTGAAGGTTCGGCCAAGCGATCGGCAGCGCGGGATTGAGAACAAGGGTCGGCAACCGGCTGGACAGAGCCGCGAAGATGTTCGCTTCCACACCAGTGGCCATTCGTGTAAATCCTCATCGATGTCAGAAAAGCCGCCCCTCACCGATGACCAGGTTCATGCCAAGCTGAGCGAGGCGTGGAACCTGCTGGCCCGAGAAAGCGGATCAAGCGAGTTCGGCAACAATGTCCTAGCGACCGCCCGCAAGGTGCTGTTCACCCTGCAGGCAGCGCTAGTGAAGCGGTCAGATGACGCTAAAGCCCAAGACGACGCTTGAGGTCTGCCGCCTGCCTCTCGACTATCCCGTTCCATTGTTGAGCCGCTGAGCGCACGAAGGCGTCTGGCGGCTGGCCGTTACTGCCGAACTCGCGGAAGCCAGCGTATGCGGCTGTGTAGCCGAAATAGAGCGTGTCGTTCACGTCCGCCCCCGCTATCACAGCCTCGATCTGGCCGAAGTCGGCAGAGTAGGACCCGCTTTCAGTCGGCTGCGCTCCCGGATTGATCCTTGGCATCGCGGCAGTTGAGGCCATCAACGATGCTCTCAAGAAGCCCGTGCCGACGCGCATCCTGCCGCCTTGTGCGACCGGCTTCTGCATCTCCTCAACGACTTCCTGCACGCTCTCCTTGAATACCGCTTCGATGGCGCCCGGCACCTTCTCAGCAAAGGCCGCCACCTGCGCAGAGAATGACAGCGTGGCCATCAGGCAGCCTCGGCACGGAACCTGCGCTCCACAGCGCCGATGTAGTCGACCTTGTAGGTCACATGGCACCTGCACCCGGAAATCTCGTTGATCGGTGCGCTTGGGTCTCCTGGGTACCGCAGCGCGGCTCCCGATTGGCTGATGAAGACGCCATCGATCGGGACGGCCGTGTTATTCAGCGCTCGGTGGGTGTGACGTACGCGGCTGTCTCCGGCAGAGCGCCAGATTTTCACGACGTCGCGGGCCTCGATCTTCCCGGCGTTGATCTGCTGGCGAATGGCGTTATCCCGGGCAGATCCGAGCGCCATCATGGTTTCGGTCCGCGCGACCATCTCCCCCCTAAGGCGAAGGTTGTTATCATTCAGGCGGCTGATGATCCGCTGGACATCCTCTGCCTTGAGAGCCTTGCCGTCCCTGATGGCCGCAAGAATGGTGCGGTCGAAGCGCTTATCCCGGGTCGTGAGATCCAGATACCTCTTCATCAGATCAGGATCGCCAGAGAGAAGGTTCTGACGAGCCCGCTCGATGTATTCGATCTGGCGCTGTGTCAGTCCAATGACGCCCCCCTCGCGCTTGCCGGTCACACGATTGACCCGCCCGACGACATCAAGAGCTGTCTGGCGAGGATTGGCCCCGCGCTGCAATCCCTGTTCCAGGGCATAGCGAACGCCTTGACGCTGATCGTCGGTGATGTGCGTCACCATAGACGACGACAGATCACGAAGGATGGCCTCGGCTTCAAGGTTGCGAACGCCGAAACGAAAGACGACCTTCGCCCCCTCCGGATCCCGCACCGTCGGCAACTCACCCACGGCATTGATGCCCCCCGCATTGAACGCTTCCTGCAGAGCCAGGTCGAGCGCAGAGAATGCTTCCGGCTCAAGCATCATTGCCTCAATCGCCCCGTTCAGGTCGCCACGCTCCAGCCGATCAATGACCCGCTGGAGAACGATGGCAGACTTGATGGCCTCAACACCTTCACGGAACGCCGCGGCAAGGCGAGGCTCATAGGTGCTGAGGAGTTCTTCGAAGGTCATGCGGCGGGGACACTCGCCTTGGCGATCTGCTTCTCAGCAGCCTGAGTGGCCGCCTTGACCATACCCTGCTGCTCGAGCGCCCTCGCCTCGTACGCGGTTAGCATTGGAGTATCGCCAACCTTGTAGCGACGGAATGCCTGCGTCACTTCCACCTTGACCAGCTTGCGCTTGCTCTCAGCCATTGGAATTCCCTTTCCTTGGAATGGTGATCAGTTCACCAGATCGATTTCGTACAGGACGGCCACGCCGGCAGGAGAGAGAGGTCGGACCTCGGCGATCTCCACCCACGGCAGGCTCTTGTCAGTCGCATCGTCCACATAGGCCACGGCTTGGCCGATGAGCACCTGATGGCTCTTCATCGGCACAGCGTCAGGATCAGCCGTGACGGTCAGCGTGTGGCGGGTCTGGCCTATCAGGGTGCCTGACGCATCGCGCACCTCCTGAAAGCGCTCCACGGCGTACAGCGCCTTGTAGACCGGCTCTCCCGGTTGCGGGTCCCATTCAGGGCCGGTGACCGCGCCTGATATGCGCAGCGTCACCGGGTAGCCATGGGGTTGGGAGACGTCGGAAACGGAGCGGATGGCATCGGCCACCTCAGCAGCTATTGCACGCCAGTCTTCGGACATCAGAACCTCGAAAGTGTAGTGACGGTGGTGCCGGTCGGGCGCGCAAGCAGGATCTCATCAAGGATGCCGTCAACGATAGGCAGTGTCGCTTTCACGGAGGAGCCCCCCACGACGCTCCACTTGATGCCTTTGGCCTCTGTCAGCATCTTCTGCGGACCAGCGGTAACGTCCGGAGCGAGAGAGCCGGGTTTGACCAGTTCCCGAAGAGCAAGCTCATAGGCGGCTTTCTCGATCGGCGCCGGCACGTCATCCGCAGCCAGATCTTCGCCGCGCCAAATCACATTTGCTCGCGGCCAAAGGAGATCCTGATCAGCAGAAGCGACCACGCCCGGATAGCGAGCACCATAGAGAGCATCAAGCGCCTGCGAGGCGCGCACCAGAGCAGCGGTCGCTTGTCGTCGTCCACGTCTGCGGCGGTCCAAGCCGCATTGCCTCGTGCTTCGTGGTAGGCCAGCGCAGCTGGAAGAGTGCCGTAATGGTCTGGCATTGATCACTTCCCGAAGACGATGTGATGTTTCGCCCGCTCCAATAGGATCATAGTCTCGCCAGCGTTCGCCATGCCGCTGACCCACAATTCGCCATCCGGTTGCTCTGCCAGGATCACCAGATTGGTGAAGCTTTGGCCTTTGGCTGCTTCCAGCAATTCATCCGGATCAAAACGATAGTTCTCTCCAACTTCCACCGGCTGAAACTTCTCGACATTAGCCATCAATTCATCCTCGCGGTCTGGAAGGCAGCTAAATCGACCGTCAGCCATTCATTGTCAGAC